TTTCCTTCTTTTACCAACTGCACGACCTGCTCATTAGTAAGCACAGGAATAAAGACTTTGTCGCCAATATCTTTAGAAAGAATCTTTACTTCTTCAGCGGTTAGCACCAAAGCCTCACCATGTTTCGCAGCATCATTGATGCGAGCAATAATCTGGTTGATTGGTAGTTTAGAGTTGTCCATAAGTCTTCCTGTGATTAATGCGAATAAGGATGTTCTTGTCTGTGTTGGCTAGGCGGTACGATATCTGTAATAGCTGTAATACTTTCAACTTCATCCATGTTGAAAGTAAGGCGTTCACCGCCATTTACTGCAATAAGGCTTAGTACATTATTATGGATTCCAATAAATTCTTTAATGGTACATCTCCCATCCTTCAGGCACACCTGAACGAATTCAGTCGGCACTAGCTCAGCATCAGGGTCGCATACAACATACCAACCATTGCGAATTGCTGGAAACATTGAATCTCCAGTTCCCTTAATTCCGTAAGCTCTTTCACCACCCGTATGTGTTGGAACATAGCCATCACCAGCATTTCCATCATAACCCATATCGGTAAAATATCCATCCATGCCCATCTTAGAATAAGCTTTAACAGGCACATATCTTTTTTGAACAGGGAAAGGTTTAACTGGAGTTTGAACAAACTTAACAGCATCTTCGCTATCCGGAATATTGTACTTCTGCTTAAAGGCTTCAATATCTAAGTTTTTAAATTTTGCTTCATTAATTTCTTTGGGCTCTCCCGCACCAGTCGCCAACCAATCAGGATTAACTCCTAGAAATTTGGCTGCTTTTATTAGATTTTCTCCTTCCATTGTTTTTGATCTGCCTGATAACCAATCGCTTACAGAAGGTGGCTTAACACCAACTGCACGAGCAAGATCAATACCTTTAACTTTTTTAGGTGGCAATATTTCCATTGCGTATCTCAAACGTTCAGCAAGAGTGTTCATAAAATATCCTCATAAAGTTAGGCAATCCTAACACAAAATTTATTAGGTGTCCCTATTGATTTTATATTAGGCATACCTAATAATTGTGTGAGCAAGGAGAATTAAATGAATGATGCTCAACTTATTAAAAAATTAGGTGGAGTCAACGCTGTTGCAAGACTTCTTGGAATAACAGCTGCATCCGTATCTGGATGGAGTTCAATACCTGTCGATCGAAAAATCAGGCTTGCTGTAATAGCTGAGGATATGGGGGTATGTACACGAAAAGAGCTTTTCCCAGATACATACCAAGATATCTGGATCGAATTAAGACCCGCCAATAGTGAATTACTCAATATTGATTTATCAAAAAATTAAACCGCCATCTGCTGTAACAGATAGCGGTCTGAATATCGTATTTGGAGCGAACCAAAATGAATGAACAAATCTTAGCACAAAATTCAGACTGTGCAAGCCCATATGATGATGAGGATCAAGTCCTTACTCAATGGCAAATTGATCATGATGCTTATGTTGAAACGATTGATGCTTATAGAGAAACACACAGGGATCTTGAAAAAGCTTTAGGTATTGAAAAGGACTTTGACAAAACTTCTCATAGCGCAAAGGAAATCATTGAAGACTTGCGAAAGAACGGGCACTTGTACGCACTAATTAACCGCTTTGAAGATGCCGTAATCAACCGTCTAAGAGCAAAGGATAAGTTGTAATGCATTACTACGAGCGAAATATAGGCGACTATTACCGCAAGGCTGGAAGATTAAATATCTTGCAGCATGGGGTTTATAACTTGCTCATGGATGCCTGTTACGACCGTGAATCGTTCCCAACGCTTGAAGAGGCTATTGAATGGGTATGGGCGGAATCTGAGGAAGAAATTGACGCTGTTAAATTTGTACTTAAGAAGTTTTTCAAATTAAATGAGGACGGGGTTTATATTCAAAACCACATTAAAGAAGAGCTTGAAAAGTATAGAGCCTTCCTTGCTAAACAAGCAGAGAATGGCAAAAAAGGTGGTCGCCCAAAGAAAAACCCAAAATATGATTCTGGTAATAATGGGAATGATTTTGATAATTCTGGCTTTAAAAATGAAAGCCAAGAAAACCCAAATGAAAGTGAATTAAACCCAGAAAAACCCAAAGAAACCCAAACAAAGCCTAAACCATCTAACCATCTAACCAACGAACCATCTAACCAAGAAAATAATATATGTCCGCCTAACGGCGAACCTATGTCTGCTGAAAAGCCTAAAGAGAATTTAAAAAATGAGATTCAAGAGGTTTTCGAGTTTTGGAAAGTGACGTTTAACAAGAATAATCGAACCGTTCTTGATAACCCGCGCAAATCCAAAATTCAAGCAAGACTCAAAGAGGGTTACACGGTTGAAGATATCAAGACAGCTATTGTTGGGTGCTCTAAATCTCAATTCCATATTGAGGGCAATCATACTGATCTAACGCTAATTTGCCGCGATGCAACCAAGCTTGATCACTTTCTTGCCATGTCTAATCCAGCACAGGTTGCTATCCAACCACAAACTGAGGATGAGCAACCAGCACCCACTCAATACAAAGTAATTGAAGGGAGATGGTAATGGGGTTTAGTTCAAATATTCATGATGTGAATATGGAGCAATGTGTACTAGCTGCTCTAATGACCACAGCTTTGTCACTTGAGACAATTGGTCAAGAATTGGATGTTGAATGTTTTTATTCAGATCGTCACCAACAGATCTATAAGGCCATTGTAGAGCTATCAGAAAGCAACTGTCCGTATGACGTGGTAATGGTGAGTAACCACCTAAAAGGCAAAAACGTTTTGCATTTGATGGGTGGGGAAGAATACTTAATTCAACTTATGCAAGATGCACCGAGTAGTTTTTACAACGCTGAAAGTTATATCACTCAGTTAAATAAACTCAAAACACATCGAAGAATTGAGCAGATTGGTTTACGTATTGCTGCAATGGCGAAAGATACAACTTTGCCTGATGTATTTGTTGAGGCTGAAAATCTTCTTGGGCAAGTAGATAAGGCGGATGATGCTGATATGGGGGCAAGTTTTGGAAGTGCTCTCGATAGTGCCTTAGAGCAAATGATTGACAAGTTTGATAAGCAGAGCAGACACGAAACAACAGGTGTTAAGTTCAACCTTAAAACACTAGATGAGATGCTGGGAACCGTACAAAACGGTCATTTTTGTGTAGTTGGTGGTCGCCCCGGTTCTGGGAAGTCAACTTTAGCCCAAATGATGGCAATTGATACGGCAATGCTTAAAAAAGAGGGTGTTCTTTTCATATCAGCAGAAATGGACAAAGAAACACTTTCTAATCGTATGTTTAGCTCACTTAGCTCCATCCCATACAACAACCTACACAATGCAACACTTTACGATGGGCTGCTAAAAGAATATGCAAATTACAAACAAGTTTATAGCGATCTGCCTATCTGGATAGAGCCAAAGCAAAAACCAAGCATTAGTGAAGTAAGAGCATATGCAAGGAGAGCTAAGCGCCGTTTCTCTAAGATGGGTACAAAACTAGGATGCATTATTGTTGATTACCTGCAGCTTGTAAGAGATCCGAGCAAAAAAGACCGCTTTCAAGAAGTTGGCTCTATTAGTCGTGAACTTAAATCTATGGCTAAGGAGTTTGAATGCCCGGTAGTAGCGCTCGTTCAATTAAATCGTGAATCAGAAAAAGGTAAGAAACCGAAAGCTTCTGACATCAAGGAATCAGGGCAGATCGAACAAGATGCGGATCAAATTATTCTCGTTAATCCGCTCACTGATGACAAGACACTACAACCTCTTGGGGTCACTGAACTGATTATTGCCAAAAATCGACATGGCAAAAGAGGGAGTGTGCGCGTTCAAGAGTTTCTAGATGTTTGTAAATTTAAGGCAATTGAGGTGACTGCAGAATGAAAACGTTCCTAATCATTATGACCGTTGTTTGTATTGCAACTTTTATGGGTTTGGTTATGGCTGCATTAGCTGCAAAGCTGCACCAGTTTTCAGGAAGTCTAGCTAAATTTCGTTTTTCTTTGGCTTTCATGGATATCACTTTTTTCTTTTTATGTGTTTTGACCCTAATCGTATTGGGTGGAGGTAAATATCTGGCGTTTTCTCACGGAATTTTATTTTTGTTGGCGTTGTATCTAATTTTTTATCGGTTCGAAAAGTGGGAGCGTAAAGCGTGATAAAAGAAAATGTAAAGTTGCATATCATGCAAGGTGTAGACTGGTCTAAATATGATTTGCCTGAATGGTTGCGCCAATTTGGTTATTGGCAAGGGGCAGTGATTCGCTTTGGTGGATCTACTGAAAATCCATTAGTAGGAGCGATTAAAAAAGCAAAACTTAGACTTAAGAAAGGGGATAGGGAAAAGATCGTTGCTTATTATCTCTGTGATGAAAATTTTATCGAGAAGCCATCTAAAAAACCTAATGTCTGTCTAATTACAGACGATGAGGCTAGAGCTGTACAGCGCTTGGTTATTGATATTTTAGACGGTTGCACTTCTGAGGCTATGCTTGATTGGATGGATGCAATTATTGAGCGTTATTTCAATCAAAAATCATGGACTCAGTTAGTAACTCCAGAGCGAACAGCCATGGATGCAAAATACGATGTTCGTTGTGGCTTAGCAGCTTTGCACAATCGCTACCAGTTTATTAGATATAAAAATGGCTCAGTATGATCTAACTATTGATATTTATTGGTAATTCAGATAATTGTATGAAGATTAAACAACGGTGAGCAAGAATGATAGAAAATCCGCAACATTTTAATTTAATAACAAATTTTGAAGAAATCACATCTAGACCTAATTTTGTTGAAAAAGTGACGATTGCTAGGGGTGAGGATGTTCAAAACACTATCTCTGATTTAGTTGGTTTTTATGTGCTAAGGGATTTTGTTAGTTGTGGGATTTCTAGTTGTGGAAAGAAACATCAAAAAGGTTATATCGCAGCACTGCATGATGGAAATGAAATTATCATTGGCCATAAGTGCGGGAAAAAACACTTTGGTGTGAGTTTTGATGAAAAAGCTAAACAATTCAAGCATCTTAGAGACAATGCGAATCAATATCTGCAAATTAAGGCAATGTATGAAAAGCTGCCACAGTTAAAGGAAAGTCTAGAAAGAATTTTGAACCAGTCGGGCAAAATGACATTCTTGCAAATAAAGATGGCAGTAAAGAGCTTTAAAGAAGATGCATTTGATTACTGGATGCGAAGGAGAATTGGACAAGAGGTAACAAGCAACGGATCTATTTTTATTGATGACTTCAAAACAGAAGAAGAAATCAATGCTGAAATCCTAAGTGGTAGAAAGAACATCTCAGACATCAAGCGGGTTTTGGTCGCAAATATTGCTGAATATGATGTTATCGCCAATTGGCATAATGCTGAAAGGTTAAAGGACTACTTTGATCGTCTGTACAGGGAAATCAAGAACCCCAACCAAATGGACGGGGTGGCAATTAAGGCATTATCCAAAAAGCTTAGACAGCATGACCAAAATTTGAGGGAGTTGGAGGACTATATAAAAAGAGGTAATCGCTTATTTACCCCTGAAAACCTAGTTCAATTCTCCGTGTTATTTACAAAACCACATGATCAAAAAATTATTGAGAAATATGCAAATAATTTTGCTTGAGCACTTGACCCTGATCAGGGCTAGTGGTATTTTTATGTTAAAGTTGTGCGAAGTGTAAATAAGGTGCAACTAAATTAGTAAGTAACCCTTGCACCATACGCAAGAAGGCGAAACTAGATCAAAGCCTGTCATTAAGTTGATGGGCTTTTTGCGTTTCTGGTCCTACCTATTAGGGAACCTTAAGTTAATAGGCGCTCATCTTTTTGTGATGAGATTTGCAGTATTTGTATTGCAAACGGTGAGATGCTGAAACCTGCCGTGTAGATGGTTTGAATCCAGTATGATTTCGTCACATGCTGAGTTAGCCGTAGAGCCCTAAGTTGTGGGTGACACCCCGCCCAAAGCGAACGAAAGACACAAAAGCCGATCAATAGCTAACTTTGAGAAGCAAGTAGTGTTGAGTAGCAGTAGGCCACAGTACTGAGAAAGCTGTGGCAATTCAGGAAGATTAAACCAAGTCGGTCTATGGGTCGCTGTCTTGAAAACAGTTGGGTGTTACAGCCGTGTGAGTTCGAGTCTCACATCTTCCACCAAGAATATCTCGCGGGAGGTGCTTTGTTGGGGCACCTCTCAATTTTGCCGAACGGATTACGGCGCATGAAGCCCTGCCAAATACTAGTTATTGGCGGGGCTTTTATTTTTGGAGAATGCCAATGGATGACTATTCAAAACGAATGCAAGAAAGAATTAGAAAGGCAGACCGAGCAGATCGTATTCATAGTTACATTTGTTTGGGTTCAATCTTGGTTATCTTAGGTCTGGCTGTCTACGGGGCTTACAAGCTATTAATGGGGTGACTATGGACACAAGCGAAGCCAAGAAAAATCTAAATAAATATTCGGATGAATTAAACCGCTACCAGAACTTATCTCGCACTGGGTTAAGTCGTGAAGAAATGCTTGTTATAGATCGAATCATTATTCGACTGAGAAACAAGATTAATAATTTACGGTCTATGTTGAATGCGTGATGCCAAAAGACTAGCCGAAGTACGCAAGCTGCCATGCATGAGATGTGGTGCACCAGCACCAAGCCAAGCCGCGCACTCTAATTCAAGCAAAGACGGTAAAGGCAGATCTATTAAGGCTTGCGACTCTAAAACTGTTTCTATGTGTTTTTCCTGCCATCATTTATTTGATACCTACCAACTAGGCAACAGACAGGAAAGCGAAGACTTATTTAATAAGTGGCTTAAGCGAACCAACGCAATGCTTGAGTCTGATAAAGAATTATTTTGAATTATAAATAACCCAAACAAACCCATTAAAAGCGGTGGGTTAAGGTATAGGTGGGAATATGGAACCAGCAACATTCCCAATCAATAGTTATTCAGGAATTGTTCAGGTAATTAACTATCTGAACAATAACCACTCCAAAGCAGCCGCAGAAGGTAAACCTTTAGTCGTTAGAATCAACCAGAAGGAAGACGACAGGAGCGCCGCACAAAATCGGCTTTATTGGGCTTGGCTTGAGCAGATCAAGCAAAAGACCGGTAACTCAAAGGATGACCTTCATTTACTTTTTAAGAAAAAGTTTCTTGCCCGGATCTATGTTGAAGGTCGGCAAGAGACTGCAGAAAAGTACATGGCTTTGCAGAACTTTAAAGATGTTATTCAAGCATTCGATGGACCTAAGCGCCGTCAACTTGAAAAGGATTACCAAGTTTTGGTCAATACCTTCATTAAAGACCACCTGCAAAGCAAGAAGGCCACCATTAAAGAATTCACCAAATATCTGGATAAGATCAACATCTATGCACATAGAGACTTGGGCGTGATGTTGATTATCCCGGATGACCTTAAGTGGTGTTATCAAAATGAGCAATGATTCAAATTTGCAAGACGTGGTGCTTAAGCTGATAGAGCAAAACAATAAGTTGATTGAACAAAACAGCTTGATTGTCCAAATCAATGCTGAGCAAGCCGCCCAATTAAATGAAGTTCTAATGATGTTTGAAGACGGCGAACCAACACGTAAATCTACATCATTGGATGGGTGAATATAATGAATAAAGGCCAGCAATTTTTCTTAATTGATGAAGATACTCGGAAGATGTGGGATAAAAATGCTTTAAGTATGCTGGAACAGACTAGAACTCCTGAATTGAAGCGCAAAGAACTGGAGCTTGAATTAGTTAAACTGGTTCAAAGTTATCAACGTGACGGTTTGGATATCGATTGGATATCCATTGACTTACTTAATGGTGTAGATGCGCGAGTAAACTTAAATGAAACTCCAAACATTCAAGAACAAGTTACAGACGCTACAGGCACCCGCACAAACCCAGAAGAATCCTAAACAAAACAATTGGGGTTCTGGTCGAGGTGGCCGTCCGTGGCGCCGTCTTAAAGCTAAGATCCATTTACGTGATGAGTGGACCTGTCAATGTTGTGGCATTGTCACTAAAGACTTAGAGCTTGACCATATTGTGAATGTGGCAAGAGGTGGAACGGATGATGAATCAAACCTCCAGTCTCTTTGTGTTCCATGCCATAAAAAGAAAACCCAACAGGAGAGTCGGCAATGAAATGCATAACAATTGAGCGCACAGTTGATGCTTGGCATGTTGAGGCGCTTTTAATAAGAGCAAAAGAAGATTTTTCAACATTGCCTGCATGGGTAAAAAAGATGCACCAAGAAAACAAGTTTCTTATTGGTGGCAGTTCCATTTGTGTTCACACTAGAGACTACATGGAAGAGCTGGATAAGCAGCATGTTTTATTTCGTCACGATAATGGTGATGTGGAAGCTCTGCTTATAGATCAATTCTATAGACTCTATAAAGATCCTATATGCGGGTAAGGATTGCTAAATGATTACTAATGATTTTGCTAAAGGTGATGTGGTTGCTTTGCAGGGTGCTTGGACTGACCTTATGACAGTTGAAAAGGTAGAGTATGGGAAGGTTTACTTTACGTCAGGCGATTATGCAGATTTAAGCAAGGTACGGCATGCAGAACCGGAAGAGATAGAAGCGGGTTGTAAGCTTTATTAAATATATTTGGGGTGCAGCAAAATGACGCACAAAAATCCAGCAGGCAGGGGGGGAGGTCAAAAGTTCCAAGCCCTTCGCCGTTGGACACCGCCCCCCATCTCATTTATAAAAAAAATTCCCTTTCAGAAAAAGTTAAAGCAAAAAGTTAAAATCAAGTTAAAGGTAGAGCAATGGCATTAACAGAGAAAATGGAAAAATTTGCTCTTGCCATTGTTGACGGCAAGACAAATAAAGAAGCAGCAATTTCAGCAGGTTATGCAGAAAAAACTGCATCCGCCGCAGGTGCTAGGTTAGCAAAAGATCCTGAAATTATTGTCTATATTGAAATGTTAAAGGCTCAAAAAGAAGGGCGTTCTTTAACATCTGATTCACCAAAAGTTAAACTTAAAGATACACCCGAAAATAGTGGTGAAGATGAAGACCCTATTGAGGAATTTCAATTTGAGGGTGATGATCCCTTAGATTTTTTAATTAAGGTCATGAACTTCAATGGCAACAAGCTGCCACTAAGAATGCAAGCCGCAATTGCAGCATTGCCTTATAAACACGGGAAGGTTGCTGAAAAAGGCAAGAAACAAACCAAAGCAGAAACTGCAAGAGAAGGTAGTAAATCAGGAAAGTTTGCAACTTTAGATAATCAATTGATGAGCTAAATTATGTCTTCAATGTCACCCATCTGGACTACAGCTTGCCCAGATTGGGCGACTCGTATTGTTGCTAAACAATCGTTAATGCCGTGTAAGCCATTATTTCCCAAAGTGGCTGACGTAGCGGAGCGTATCTTTAAAGAGTTAATTCTTGTTGATGTGATGGGTAGCCCTAAGATGGGTGATGTCACATTGGAATGGGTGATCGAGTTTGTTCGTGCAATCTTTGGCGCATATGATCCAAGCACAAAGCGCAGATTAATTCGTGAATTCTTTCTTTTGATTTCGAAGAAGAATACTAAATCTACGATTGCCGCCGGCATTATGCTTACTGCATTAATTCTTAATGATCGACAATCTGCCGAACTAATTATTCTTGCGCCTACTAAAGAAGTTGCTGATAACTCATTTAATCCAATCCGGGATTTCATACGCGCAGATGAAGAATTAAGTGAAAGATTTAATGTATCTGAGCACACAAAAACAGTTACGCATCTAGGTACCGGAGCAACACTTAAAGTTATTGCAGCAGAATCTAACGCTGCAGCTGGTAAGAAAGCTTCAATCATTTTGATAGATGAGGTCTGGCTATTCGGGAAACGTGCCAACGCTGAATCAATGTTCCGTGAAGCAAAGGGTGGTTTAGCATCTCGTCCAGAAGGTTGTGTAATTTACCTCTCTACGATGTCAGATGAAGTGCCATGTGGTGTATTTAAGCAGCTTTTAGATTATGCCCGTGATGTGCGTGACGGCATTAAAGAGGATAAAAGCTTTCTGCCACTTATTTATGAATTCCCTAAGCATCTTGTAGAAGCTGGAGAACATTTAAAGCCAGAAAACTTCTATATAACCAATCCAAACTTAGGTGCTTCGGTTGATCATGAATATCTGATTTCGGAATTTAACAAAGTTAAAGATGCTGGTGAAGAATCTCTTAGAGACTTCTTGGCCAAACATTTAAACATCGAGATTGGCATGAATTTACGTGCAAATCGATGGGCTGGTGCAGAGTTCTGGAATCAACAAAAACATGTTTTCGGCTTAGACCAACTAATTGAACAGTCAGATGTCATTACGATTGGCATTGATGGCGGTGGGTTAGATGATTTGCTTGGATCCGCGGTTTTAGGGCGTCTTAAAAAAGATCCTCGCATTTGGTGGCTTTGGAATCATGCATGGGCAAATAAAGTTGCTTTGGAGCGCCGAAAAGAAAATATCCCAAAGTACCAAGACTTTGAAAAAGAGGGAAGTCTGACTGTAGTTGAGAAAGTTGGCGAAGATATCGACCAATTGGCAGCAATTGCTAAGAAAGTCTATGACAGCGGCAAGCTTTATAAAATTGGACTAGATCCACTTGGTTTAGGGGGCTTACTTGACGGGTTGTTAGAAGTTGGAATACCAGAAGAGTCGATGCTTGCTGTTCCACAAGGCTACAAGTTGATGGGTTATATCCTTACAACAGAAAGAAAACTTGCAGAGGGAAATTTATTTCATGCAGGTCAGCAACTCATGACTTGGGCAGCGGGAAATGCGCGTGTTGTAATGGTTGGTAATGGGATGCGAATCACTAAGCAAGAATCAGGGGTGGGGAAAATTGACCCTTTGATTGCAACATTTAATGCCGTGGCTCTAATGACCATGAACCCTGAGCCAACAAATAAAGAATACAACGTCTATTTTTTCTAAATAATTTTTAACTTAAAGCCCGCGAATAGCGGGCTTTTTCTTTTTAAAGGAGAGCTTAATGCCTGCTCTACAGAAATCATTTGGCTCTTTTGAAATTAAGAGCACGAACGAGGAAAAGCGAACTTTTAAAGGGATTGCAAGCACACCAAATGCAGACCGCGCAAAAGACATCATGGTCCCAAGCGGGGCTAAGTTCGAGCTTCCAATGCCACTTCTTTTCCATCATGAGCACAGTGCTCCGATCGGACAGGTCATTGATGCAAAGGTGACTGATAAGGGAATCGAAGTAGAGATTCATATCCCAGAAATCATAGAAGAAGGGAACTTAAAAGCCCGTGTCGATGAAGCCTATCAAAGCCTCAAGTATGGATTAGTTAAAGGGCTTTCAGTTGGGTTTTTAGCCGATTGGGAACAGGCCCAATTTATCGAAGGTGGTGGCATCCAGTTTAACGAATGGGAGTGGTACGAACTCTCACTGGTGACCATTCCATGCAATCGCGACAGTTCAACAGATTATTCAAAAGCTTTCGAGGAATACAAAGCCGCGTTGGGCAATAAACCTCAGAAACCCGCAGCAGATGGCGTTTCATCTGAGCAAAAACACGTAATCGTAAAACTTGGTAGCCCAACTAAGGGTGGAGTATCTCTATGAATAAATATTTAAAACAATTGCTTGATGCGTTGGCAAAAAAACAAGCAGAAAAGCAAGGTGTTATCACTAAAGCATTGGATGATCAGCGCACACCCAATGAAGAAGAAGAAGAGCAAATTACTGCAATTGATCAAGAAATTGCCACAATTCAAAAAAATATTGATCGTGTAAAAGACATGATCAAACAAGCCGAAGAGGCTGGGGAAAATGGAACACCTGTAGCAGGTGGCAGTCCAGAAGAGGCTGCTAATACCGCTGGTGGTGGTAATCCAGCACCACGTGTTGAGGTTGAATCCAATCTTGAAAAAGGTGTTGGTTTTGCAAAATTTGTAAAGTGTCGAATGATTGCCTCAATTGAAGCGAAGAAGGGCAATTATAAATCAGCAGTTGATGTTGCTAAAAGCTTAGGTGAGCCGCCAGAAGTAATTGCTTTAATTGAAAAAGCCACCCTAGGCACAACGACTGATGCTGGTTTTGCTTCACCATTGGTGCATACAAACCGTTTAGTAGGTGAATACATTGAATTGCTTCGCGCTAATACAGTGCTTGATAAGCTGCAATTCCGAAAAGTTCCATTTAATGTTGAAATTCCCGCGCAGGCGACAGGTTCTATGACGGCTTGGGTTGGTGAGGGCGAGGCCAAGCCTTTAACTAATCCAACTTACGCAGATGTCAAAGTCGGCAAGCATAAAGTAGCTGCAATTGTGGTTTACACCCTTGAGCTTTTAGAGGGTAGCGATCCAGCAGTTGATGTATTAATTCGTGATGACTTGGTTGCTTCATCTGCTCAATTCACTGATGCTGAATTCCTTAGCGCTAGTGCAGGAACCACCAAAAAGCCAGCAGGTCTTTTAAATGGCGTTACGCCAATTACTTCAACAGGTAATACACCTGAAGCAGTTGCTAATGACTTGCGCGCTTTACGTGCTCAGTTCCTATCTAACAACCTTTCTCTTGCTGGTGCTTACTACCTTATGAGTGAAGTTAAGGCTGCAGAGCTTGCAGATATGCGCGATGCTTTAGGCAATACCTACTTTAAAGGCATGGAAGCAGGACTTAATCAGAAGACCTTAGGCGGCATCCCAGTTATTGAATCTGAAACTGTGGGTGATGTGATTATTCTTGTTAAAACATCTGAAATTCTGATGGCAGATGGTGGTCAAGTTGAAATTGCTTACTCTGACCAAGCAACTTTAGTTGATGGAACAACTGTTCATAACTTATGGCAAGAAAACAAATTTGCTATTCGTGCTGAACGTTTTGTTTCTTGGGCTAAACGCCGTCCGATTGCTGCAAGCTTCATTCAATACACTTAATTGTTTGAATCTATTGATTAAAAAACAGCCCTTAATTGGGCTGTTTTTATATCTAAGCATCACAATTGTTTAGCTATAGGAACAGTCTCATGAAAATTGAATATTTAAAGCAGATGCATGATGCCAATGTTGGTGACATTAAGGATGTACCAGACTTGGCAGCAAATGTCCTAATTAAAATAGGTGTTGCAAAGCCTTATGAAGAGCAAAAAAAGGCATCAGTAAAACCTAAAAAAGAAGTAAAACCAATCGAATAAGGCGGTAAATATGGGCATTAGAGACTGGTTTAAAAGTAAAAAAAGCCTCCAAAGTGTCCATAATTCTGGGCAGAATGTTTGGAACAGCTTAACCGTACAGGAGCCATATTCTGGCGCATGGCAGAAAAATGACGAATTAACACGCACTGAACTAACAGCATCTCATGCAGTATTTTCTTGTGTAAGCCTTATTTCCAAAGATATCGGCAAACTTCCCATTGTACTCAAAACTAAAGTTGATGGTGTTCTGGTACATGCTGACATCCCAGAAAAGCTTCGGGTGTTAAAAAAGCCAAATAACTATCAGACATGGCAACAGTTTCAAGAACAATGGACATCAAGTCTATTATTGCGCGGCAATACCTACGTTTGGAAATTACGCGATGCCTTTGGTGAGGTTTATCGAATGGTGGTTTTAAACCCCGATTTGGTAACACCGCTAATTGATAAAAATGGGAATGTCTTTTACCAATTAAGTAAGGATTGTTTGACTCAGGCAGAATCTGAAATTCTACCAGCTTCTGAAATTATTCATGATCGAATCAATACCTTTTACCACCCTTTAGTTGGCTTATCTCCAATTATGGCGTGTGGCGTTGTTGCCAAAATGGGGGTAAAGATCATCAATAATGCTGCAAATTTCTTTGGAAACGGAAGTAGACCGGGTGGAATTTTGGTTGCACCCGGACCAATCTCAAAAGAAAAGGCTGAAGAAATTCAAGCACGATGGAATCAAAACTATTCTGGGGCAAATTACGGTAAAACGGCTGTCATTGGTGACGGAATGACTTATACCGTTTTGGGTATGAGTGCTGCTGATTCCCAAATGCTTGAGCTTCTGGAGATGTCTGGCCGTGTGGTCTGTAGTGTGTTTAATGTTCCACCTTTTAAGGTTGGCATAGGAACAGTGCCAGATGATCCAGAAAAGGCAAATGGAATCTATTATTCCGACTGCCTACAAGCATTCATTGAATCGCGTGAAAATCTGATTGATGAAGGTTTGAATCTTGAAGACTTTAAATTAGAGAGTTTTCTTGATCTTGATACTTTAATTCGCATGGATTCAGAAAGATTCCACAACATGATCCGTGAAGATGTTAAAGGCTGTATTTTGACCCCAGATGAAGGGCGGGCAAAAATTGGCATGCTTCCTGTGCCTGGTGGTAATGCTATTTATATGCAGCAGCAAAACTACTCACTAGAAGCTCTTGCTAAGCGTGATGCCAAAGACGATCCATTTGAAAAATCCGATAGTTCAAAAAAATCAGATGACCAAAAGTCGTTTGAATCTTTGTACCGTGGTGTCTTTTCTGATTCAGTGCCTTATCAAAAGGGCCAATTCGTAACGCACAAAGGAAGCCTATGGCATTGCGAAAAAGATCACACTGGGGAATTTAACCATTCAAGCTTTAAGCTTTGTGTGAAGGGGGCTAAATAATGCCTATTACTGACCTAGCAACTGTTAAAGCTCACTTGCGTTATGACACAAACGATAATGATTTGGAGCTTGATGCATATAGAGAAGCAGCAGAGCAGGCTGTTTTGGATTATGTAACCGATGAATTTGAAGATGGCAATTATCCAAATCAATTTAAAGTAGCGGTTCTTCTTCTGTGCGGTTATTACGATAGCAATCGAAATCTTGAAAATGGAATGATGGTTGATGACAATTATCTACCACCTCCAGTAAGAGCTTTGCTCTATAAATTTCGCAATCCTACTGCTATTTGAGGTATTTATGGGACAGAAAGCAAGCGACCTACGTCACCGCATCACTATTCAAAAAGCAATTCAAACCCAAGACCAAAACACAGGAAAATTAATCACCTCATGGTCTAATTTTGCAACAATTTGGGCGGAAGTTACTGACCTTTCAACAAGGGATGTTATTGCGGCTAAAGCAGCAAACAGCGCAATACAAGCCCGTGCTAAGGTGCGATATAGCAGCGCTACAAAACAAGTTGATAGCACAATGCGGGTTCTTTTTGATGGTTACTATTACAAGATTGATGGGAACCCAATGCGAGACCCAGACTCACGCCGTGAGTATTTAACTATCAACCTTGCAACAGGTGATAAAGCATGGAATGGGTGATTTATGGCTACTCAAATACATGGCTTGGAGCCTGCATTAAGACGAATGCGGGCAATTGGTAATGACAAGACTGTAAAACGTATTGCCCGTAAAGCGATGCGGCAGGCAATGAACATTGCAAGAGATGCAGCTCGTCAAAAAGTTAAACGCCTAGATGATCCTACCACTCCCGAAAAAATCTGGAAAGAAATTGTGGTTCAAAATGGCCGGAGTAGAAATAAAAACACTTTGGTTATGCGTGTGGGAGTGCGTGGTGGGGCACGTATTCCATATACAAATAATGCCCAAAATAGACGTGCTGGTCGTGTTGGTCAAACTTACCAAGCGGACGGACGAGTCTTTTACTGGCGATTCCTTGAGTTAGGCACAAGTAAACAGCCTGCTACTCCGTTTTTACGCCCTGCTTTATACGAAAACATTGAACAAGTTACCGATAAATTTGTTCAGGTGTTTAATTTTGAACTCAGCGTGGTTTTAGGTGCAGCTTAATGATTGATGTTCCAATTTTTAAATTAGCCAGAGCAGATCCAGCGGTTAAGGCTCTACTTGAAAGCGATGGAATTTTGCGAGTCTGGAAGTTTGGAAGTGCTCCAGATGAGCCACAAGCGCCATATGTGACATGGCAAACAATTTCTGGTGATTCAAATAGCAACCTTGATTCACGTCCTGTTTCAGATAATGCAATTATTCAAATTGATGTATACGCAACAGATGAAGATGTTGTGGAGCAAGTTGCAACTGCAATGAGAGATGCAATAGAGCTTGATTGTTATGTGGTTCGTTATGGCGAGGCAGATAAGGACCCCGTAACAGGCATGCCTCACTATTCTTTTGATGTTAGCTGGATCGTAAACCGCTAATAAAACTTAAACCATATTCACTTAGCACCCATTTCGGGTGCTTTTTTTATGCCTAAAATTAAGGAGCGCTCTTAATGGCTAATGTTAAAACTCAAAAAACACAGTTATTTACTGTGTTAAATGGTCAAGTGGTTCGTTTTGTTTGCTCTAAACGGATTGACTTGGGGCAAGATTCATTTCAAAAAATTGATGTGACTTGTCTTGATGCAGAATCAAAACAGTATATTCGCGGTATGCGTGATCCCGGCGAAGGTGCAGTAGAAATCGATTACGATGATACGAACACCAGTCATGACAAATTAATTGAAATTGCCGAATCCGGAGAGATTTTGGAATGGCATGTTGGTTCGGGTCATGCTGCAACGCCTCCGACCTATGATCCAACCACTGGTATTGATCTTCCTGAAGATCGCATGTGGTGGTCATTCAAGGGCTATATTAACCCTACAGCACCAAATGCTTTTGAAGTCGATTCTGTAGTTGGTTATTCATTCACATTGATTCGTACTTCTGGCGTAACTGCAACTAAACGCACGGTGGCTCCATAATGGCTAAGATCAGCATTACAGACTTAAAGCAGAGTGTAACTACTCTAAACGTTCCAGTTAAAAAAGCCGTCAAGTGGAATGTTGAAGCGACTGAAAGTAATATTGAGTCACTTAAAAAATTGACGAAAAACAATTCATTAGAACTTGGTGATATTGTTGAGCTTGAAGCTGATATTTTTGTCAAAAAAATGAACTTCAAGGAAAGTCGCGAGGCATCCAAAGCAATTGAATGGGATCTTAATTATGAGAATCTTGAGGATTCAAAAGTTAAGAAAATCGATTCAACTCACATGCAAGCTGCTCAATTACTTGGTTCAATTTGCTCAGATCAAAAGGGAACACCTTTTTTCTCAAGTGTTAATGACATCTATAAAGCAGAGCCTAGTTTAATAAATGCTATGTATGCTGCTGCTGATGAAGTTAATAATTTTTTGGGAAAGTCTCGGAAGAAGAGCTTGCAGACAGAGAACTCCTCATTGAACTCGTCCTCAACGGAATCGGCGGAAACACCTTAGAAGAAGCTGAACAAAAACTTTCACATAAAGAGTTGATGGAATGGAGAGCCTACCGTCAAAAGTATGGCTCTCTTTTCTTTGGTCGCCGTTTAGAGCAAAGCTTTGGAAGCTGGATGGCACATTACACAGGCTTCAAAGTTAAAGAGGGAACAAAAGTAGACCCTTATATATTTATGCCTCATGAAACGCCACCAGACGATGACAATTCATTGTCATTAGAGGAATATCTAGAAAGGTTCCATAGTAACTAACCCTATCATAAGGTGGGGCATGTGACATTTACACACCGTTTTGTTAAATTGAAAAAAAGTGAAAAACGGTGTGTAAATGAATAAGTTTTTAATTATTGTTATTCTGGGCTGTTTGTTGCTTGGATGTGGAAAAACAGAACAAGAAAAACTCAATGACGAAAGGCAGAAACTCGACTTACAAGTGCAAAAAATTGTTAGAGATGTGTTAAAAGATGGTGATACAGCTAAGTTTCGTAATCAATGGGAGCTATGCGGTGAGGTAAATGCTAAAAATAGTTTTGGCGCCTATACTGGCTTTCAGCGCTACATAATCACAAAAGAAAAAATATACTTTGAAAATGATTATAACTCTGACCCAACATCTATAGCAGCCTTCAATCAAGTTTGGAATTCTGACTGCAAATAGCAGTAAACATTAATTTTTAAAAACCCCGCTAATTAGTGGGGTTTTTTATTGCCCGGAGAAAAGTAATGGCCACAACTTCACTTGGCAGATTAACACTGGATCTAGTGGTTCAGACGGCTAGTTTTTCAGAGCCACTAAGTAGAGCTGAACGGCAGGCGCGAACATCGAGTCAAGGGATTGCTAATTCTTTAAATATTGCTGCTATTGCTGTAAGTGCATTGAGTGGAGCAGTGGCTGGTCTTTCAGTGGCTCAGCTTGTTAATTTTAGTGATCAAGTTATTCAGACTGGAAATGATATTCAAAAGTTTTCAAAACTTGCGAATGCTTCAGTGCGTGAATTTCAGTATTACGCCAAAGGGGCAGAAACTGCCGGAATTTCATTGGAATCTTTTGCAGATAAAATGAAAGACATGCAGGATCGTATAGGCGATTTTCAGCAAACGGGTGGCGGTCCTTTAGCTGACTTTTTCACAAATATCGCCCCTAAAGTTGGTGTAACGATTCAACAGTTTCAAAAGCTGTCCGGTCCAGAAGCGCTTCAACTATTTTATAACTCATTGGAAAAAGCTGGAGCCTCTACCAATGATATGAAATTCTACATGGAAGCAATCATTTCAGATTCTTCATTGCTTATTCCATTGTTAGAAAATGGTGGAGAAGGTTTTAAAAAATGGGGTGATGCTGCTGAGCGTGCTGGCGCAATTATGTCTGACGACTTAGTTAAAAGCCTAGCTCAAGCAAGAGAAAACCTTCAATTAATGGATTTGCAATGGCAGGGCGTTGAGGCAAGACTTGTAAATAGTGTTGTTCCTGCTATCGAAACAGTGATAGAGAATTGGGGCGACATTAAGGCGGTTACGATTGCTGTTTCTGCTGGTATTGCAACAAGATTTGTACCAGCTTTGGTTGTTGCAACTTATCAACTTGGGCAAACAGCATTGTTTGCAGTGCGTGCCGGTGTGGGTTTAGCAAACTTCGCTAGAACAGCTGGCGCAACAACAAGTGTAATGGCATTATTGGGCGGTCCTGCTGGGATTGGCATGCTTCTTACGCAATTGGCTGTAGCTGGTGGCGCCTATTATTTGATGTCTAAACAGACGCAAGATGCAACTGATGCACTTGAAGATCAAGGCCTTGTTGTTGATGAGCTAAGGGAAAAATATAAAAAATTAACAGCATCGCAACTAGCTCTTAAAAGTATCGAAGCTGGAGAGGAAATTGATAAACAAACTAAACAATTAAAAAGTTTGTTTATCGCTTTGGAACAATTTGAGAACGACTTAAGAGTTCAAGGTGACACTAAACAACTAACTGGTATTCAAAACTATCTTAAGAGTTTGAAAGAAGGTGGAGATGAAGCTAAGAATGCTTTTGCTCAGCTACAAAAGCAAGGCTTGGTTAGTGAGAGTACACTTAAGTTTGTTGCTGAATTAGATACAAAAATTAATGCTGCTAATAACACTATAGATCGTCAAAAAGAGATCCAAAAATTAGTTAAAGATGCCACCAATGATGCAACAAAGGCACAGCAAGACCAAGCAAAAGCTGTCAATGAATCTGCAAGAGCTTGGATGTCTTTAACACAAAAACAGCGAGAATATATTAATCAGGCCAACAAGGATGCTTTGCGTGAGAAGTATATTCAGGAAAATATGCGTGTAGGCGGTTGGACTAGAGAGAAGGCTGAATTTTTTGCTGATGTTCAAGCTAATACCAATGAAGAAAATGCATATAAAATTAAATTGCCAAAAGCGGTTGCTGATGCAGCACTTAATAGCTTTAATCGCAAAAACTATACTTTTGGGAAAGCTGAGTTAGAGGCAATTGCTCGTGCACAAGGTATTGCTAAGGCAAATAATTTTGCTCAGATTGAAAGTTTGTATGGTTTGCCTGCTGGAACATTAGCAGCCTTGATTCTTCAAGAGTCTGGAGCTAATGCTGGAGCAAGAAGCCATACTGGGGCAATAGGTCTTTTCCAAACAACGAGTGTATTTAGAAAACAGTATGGTCTTAATTCAAAAAGTTCGATTGAAGAAGTTGCAACAGCAGCGGCTAAAGACTTGCAAAAAAACTACCAAGACTTTGGTGATCGTGCAAAAGCCTTAATGGCCTACAATGCAGGTGCAGGTGGCTTAAGAACCTATTTGAAAGGTGGTCTATCAGATAGCAAGCGCAAAGAGGTTGCTGGTTACGTACCCGGTTTCCAAAAATGGTTCGCTGGAGTATCTGGGAAATCTACTGTAGATAATTCAATTTTAATGCCTACTCAGGCAGATCAACTTGAATTAATCAACAAAGCTGCCGAGTCTCAACAGGCTATTGATGATACAAGAAAAGAAGTTAACGCGCGGTATTACACTGAAGCTCAACGCCTTGCCAAGGAGCATCAAGATAATATTGATAAGATCACACTTGCGTACGCTGGTACACCACAGTTAAAAGAAAAGCTTGCTCAAGAGAATGCATTATATGCTGCTCAAATTGCAAAACTTGAGTCTGATAAAAAGGAAGAGTACAACCAATACTTTGCTTTTGAAACTGATCGAATCAAGCAGATTGAACAAAACTTTGATCGACAAAAAGAGTTAATCGACTCTAATGCCGAGTATGAGTACGGGAAATCGAAAAAAGCTTTAGAGATTAAAGCTGCTCTTGAGCGTCAAAAACAAGTTGAAATTGCTGCCGTAAAACGCGAAGAAGATGCACAAATTCAGTCGGCGTTTGAGGGTTATCTAAACCAGACCGAAATTGTTGTGAAGCGTTACCAACGTGAACGTGAAGAAATACTTCAAACTTATAGTTTAAGTAAACGTGTTCGCGAAGAGTTGGCAAAATCTAAGGATTATGCAATTTTTGAAACTTTAAACCAAGCCTCTGACAGCGTCTTTCAAGTTGGTCAGAACTCTGCTCAATCCCTATTTAATAGACTTAATCCTGAAGAGTTTTCAAAGTTTAATTTGCAAAATCAATATTCTTCGGATTTCGGAGGACTCCAAACATCCTATAACGATGAAGTGTCTGGCATTAAATTGATTGAAAATGAGAGTGAGCGTAACGCTCAATTGTTGGCTGCTCGTGAACAGTTTTTGAAAGCAAAAGCTGCACTTGATGCAGATTACGCACAAAAAGAGCGTGATTTGGATCAACAGAATTTTGAAACCAAGATGCAAGTTTATTCGCAAATTGCTGGAATGACGGGGCAGGTTTTTTCAGACATGACCGCACTATTAGAGCAAAGTGTTGGGAAGTCAAATGCGCTTTACAAAACTATGTTCTTTGCCTCTAAGGCTGCTTCAATAGCTCAAGCAATTGTTAACACAGAAGAGGGGGCTACAAAAGCACTGGCACAAGGTGGCGCTTATGGAAGTGTTTTGGCTGGAGTTGTTAGGGCAACAGGTTACGCTTCAGTTGGTATCATGGCAGCTCAAACAATCCAAGGTATGGCTCATAACGGTATAGACAATATCCCGCGTGAAGGTACATGGCTTTTAGATGGTGGTGAACGTGTACTAAACCCTCAACAGAACAAAGATTTGACGAATTATTTAAATAATCGTCAAAACGGGTCTAGTGAGGGCAATGTGCAAATCAGCCAACAGATTACGTTTGCTGATGGATCCGCAAGCGTCAATACACAAGGTCAAAAGCAAATTGCTGAATCTCTGAATAATGCAATGGACGCATGGGCTAGACGTGAAAGTCGTCAAGGCGGTGTCTTATTTAATCTTGTAAGACGTTAATTACCCAAGTTTAACCACTTTAACCCACTCTATGAAGTGGGTTTTTTGGAGCAAAATAATTGAATGAGCAACCGTAAATTCACTTGGTGCCAAGATCTAGAAGGCAACTCAGGTTCACAGAGCTTTAATACTTTGTCATCTAAGTTTGGTGATGGATATGAGCAAAATGTCTCAATAGGAATCAATAACCGAACAGGTACTTGGCAATATTCACGGACAGCAAAAAAAGCCGAAATTATGCAAATCAAAGCATTCTTTGATGACCATAAAGGAGCTGACTCGTTTCTTTGGGATTCGCCGTTAGATGGTGAGGTTCGAGTTAAAACAGGTGAATATCAACCCCGCTGTTTGGGCGGTGATGTTTGGCAAATCTCTACGACATTCACCCAAGTCTTTTATCCTTAATTTTTAATCTCTTTGAAGCCCCTCTTTAGGGGCTTTTTTTATGCGAGCAAGAAAATGACTAAGCAAGTTATTAATGTTGGTTCAGCTGCAAATGACGGATCAGGAACACCAGCTCGAACAGCTTTCCAGTATGTGAATGCCAACTTTTCTGAGCTATATGATTTCCTAACCGGAACCACTAATGCAACCACACTCCCCACAGCTCTACCAATTGCAAAAGGGGGGACAGGCGCAACTTCGGCAGCGGCTGCACGGACTAATTTAGGATTGGGTGATGCTGCAACAATGACAAAAACTGCCAGCAATACAGATGCAACTTTAGGGCGATCTTTAGCAGTTGGAAATTTTGGTATCGGGCGTGGAATTCGAGTTACAGACATAGATGCATCTGGAGATTTAAATAAAGTCATTACTCCTGGTTTTTATGGCAATGATACTTTTGCGTCTGGAACGCTGGCTTTAAATTTCCCAGTTGCAGGTCAAGTGGGAACATTGATTGTCACTGATATCAGTGGGACAAATAACTATAGAGCACAAATTTATATTCCGTTAACTGGTGGTTCAGTAAGCGGAAACTTTTTCTTTCGATCGACTTCAGATTTAGGTGCGACTTGGAGTCCGTGGACACGTTTAATTAGTAGCAATTCATTAGACTATCAACGATTACTTAACAATGGTTTTGCTGCAAATAAAAACTTGGGGTCAACAGCATTATCCAATTTTGATGCAGGTGGTTCATTTATTGGATTACAAGGCACTAGTGTAGGCGCAACTGCTGCAGGTGATTATCCTATGGCACAGGCACAATATATTCTTGGGCTGAATGCGAGTAGTGCTATTGAACATGCTGCTAATTTAAGTATTGCAACTTCAGCAACATATATCGGCTTTAGACGTAAATCATATCAAGGCTCTTATACACCGTGGTACGCATTGCGCGGAGAGCATAACACCACAGTCGATGCAAACGGATTTATTAAATCCGCTTCACCCGTTGCCAAACTCTTTGCTGACTCAATTGAGTTAAATGATGACGCACAAAAACAGCCAATCACTTTAGAAAAATTAGGTGTTGGTGATTACTTAATTAAAGGCTCTCTTGGTTTTGCTCAAGAAGGTTGGTATATCGAAATGCCAAAGGATGCAAACGGCAATGTGTTGGTTGCTGTAGCTTATAAGCAACTTGAAAACAATGATATTTCCATCAAGACCTATAAGAAGAAGTTTGATATTGAAACTGCTTCGATTGTTCCTGATCTGGAAAATCCCGTAGATATTCCTGAGGGTCGTAATATTGACATCCGTTTCCATGAGGAAGTTGTATTAGAGGAGACACTACCAGATGACACTGAATAGTGATTTCCAGAAACTTTATGTAGATGGGTTAATCACCCTGTATGAATTAGATGCCAGCGCTCTAGGAGCTGGCATTTTGCGATTCCATGGGCATATCTCATACGAAGATTGGGAAAAGATTTATGTCTCTGCGGATTTAACGAGCTGGAAAGCAGACACAGCAACGATCAAGGCCGATAAAGTTTTTAATATTGGCGATCAGAAAGTCTGGATGCGCAACATCATCTGGCAAGGACAAGTCTTTGAGCCAATGGCACTTGAAGTTTCTGGCTTAGAGATGCGCTCGGATGGCAAGGCTTCTGCACCCACTTTAACAATGGCAAACAACATTAATGGCATTCAAAATGCTGTTTCTGCTTATTGTCTCCAGTTTAAAGACTTTGCTGGGGCGAAACTTAAAGTCATTACCACGCTGGCTAAATATCTGGATGCCGAAAACTTCACGGCAGGTAATCCTACTGCTTCAAATGAGTTCAAGGAGCAGCTTTGGTATATCGAGCAAAAAACATCCGAAAATGCCCAGCAAGTGACCTTTGAGCTTTCAAATCCAATTGATTTTGAAGGGTTGAAAATTCCTGTACGTCAAATTACTTCACTTTGTCATTGGTGCATGATGGGAAA